GAAACGATTGAAAATCTTCTCTGCGTTTCAGTGAATATCTTGATTTTACTGGATTTGAACCGTGTTGAAACGCTGAAACGATGTTTTTTTAAAAAAAAACTGCAAAAAAAATAGACGAAACAAAAAACTGTACTTTATGCGGAAATCTGCGTTTCAGCGTTTCAGTGCCATGAAATCCTTGATTTTAATGGGTTTGCAGTGAAACGCAGACGTGTTTTAGTGCGTTTCACCATCGTTTCAGCCCGCTATTTTGCTCAGTATAATAATTCAAAAGATATTGACGGACAATAACTCATGGAGTATAATAGTAAACGAAAGGAGGTATACTGCCCTTGCACGACATTTACTTTTACAAGGACAGGAACGGAAATGAGCCTGTCAAAGAGTATCTTGCAGAATTGGCGGCAAAGAAGGATAAGGATAGCCGAATCAAGCTGAACAAGATACGTGACTACATGAAAACACTAAGCGTGTATGGAACACAAGCTGGTGAACCATACATAAAGCATCTTGACGGTGAAATCTGGGAATTGCGCCCTCTAAGGGATAGGATTCTATTTGTGGCATGGGTGAACGGGAGTTATGTGCTTCTTCACCAGTTCATGAAGAAAACGCAGAAAACACCAGCGAGAGAAATAGAGAAAGCGAAAAGAGAATTAGCAGATATTGTAGAAAGGGGCATTGATTATGAGCAAGAAGAATAACCCAGCAATCGGCGGGGACGCTATGGCGTTTGTGGATTCTTTGCTGACGCAGGACGAGATTTCGGAAAGTGACCTGCGTGTTGCGCTGATTGAAGAACTTATCAAAGCGCGGCAGGAGCAGGGCATTAGTCAAAAGAAGCTGGAAGAATTGAGCGGTGTAAAGCAACCAGTTATTGCACGTATGGAAACCGGGGCAACAATACCGCAAGTTAGCACCATCTTGCGTGTATTGAAGCCGTTGGGAAAGAAGTTGAGTGTTGTTCCGATGGACTATCAACCGCCACAAGAAGCACAAGCGTGATGAGTAAAGGCTATAAGAGCGGTGGAGGGGAATTTCTTCTCCATCGTCTTTTTTTATTGCCATGGAAATATAGACTTGTATATATTCCGTATATAGGAATGAAAAAGAAAGATGATATAATAACAAAGAAAAAACAACAGGAGGGAAAGGATGAACGAACGAGCAGTTGCAGCACGGCGGGAATACTACCGTGAATACGCGCGGACGCACAGGAAGGAACTGCAAGCAGCACAAGAACGCTATTGGATGCGGCGAGCTGAACGCATGGAGCAGGAGAAGCAGCAACGGAGAGAGAAAGCGAGGGAAAGCAGCAATGCCACAGAACAGGACTAAAACAGGCACATTCGCGCCTGGGACAAGCGGCAATCCGGGCGGCAGACCGAAGCGCACAGACGCACAAAAAGCCGCGCAGGAGGCAATACAGGCGCTTGCAGGAGAAGCCGCTGAATTATTGGCGGCAATCATGCGTGACGCAACAGCACCGCTTCCAACACGCTTGAAAGCCGCTGAAATGGTGCTTGACCGTGCGATTGGCAAGCCTATGTCTGGCTTGGAGGTCAAAAAGCAGCAGGAGAACGACGCGTTCGCAGCAAAATTCGGGCTTGGAAGAGCATTCGGACTTGACGACGATTGACAGGAGGAGAAAAGAAATGCCAACACCATTGACCATGTACAGAACCGAACTCAACGGCTACCGTGAGAACGTCATGAATGCATGGAAAGCATATCAGGAAGCCATTGACGCGCTTGGAGACACACAAGGCACGGACTACTACAAGGACGGAGAACAGGCAGCAGCAGCGACGCGGGACGCAGCAATCACGGCAGCACGGAGCGCAGCAATTGAGAAGCTGAACATGTGGACGGAACACATGCAGGAGAATGCCAGCAAAATCAAAACGCCAGCAATCACGGAGGACGGTTTGCGAGTGGTACAGGCGTTGACAATGAAAGCCGGACTGCGAGAGCTGACGCGGGATGACATAGCGGATGCAGCCGCAACCATCGAGGATGACCCGGCAGCAATGGACATGTTGCGCGATCTTGCCAGCGCGAAGCATATTACAGGCGTTTTAGGCATTCTACACCGTGAGGCAGTAACACGCCAGCAAGCCACAGAAGCAGCGGCAGCCTTGACACGCTGGGCGAGCAACGTCATTTCCGCGCGGCGGTTCTACGATAGCAGCGTTGACCGCTGTCAAGCCTACTACAATCCGAATGGCTATGAGACGCTGAACGTGGCGGCAGGACGCTATGACCGTTCGTTCAGCAGTGACGCGGAAATGTTACAGCGAATCGCAGGAGACAGCCGCGAACCGCTGATGACGGCACTGAACGGCACACTTTGCATTCAAATTCGGGACGATATGTAATTCCGCATGGTTATGCAGCCGAAATGCGATGATTCATAACGAAATACCACCAACTATTCGTGAAACCGTAGTTTTACGCAGAGTTGCGCACGGTCTGAATTGAGTGAAGTGCTTGAAAACACTGCATTTCACAATTGATGGAGGGGGAAAACCCTTCTTTGCATGGTTATGCGCTTGATATTCCGCCACATGGTGGAGGTGCGTATGCAGTCCGTATGCACTCAAAACCTTAGAAAACCTAATACGGAACAGGAGGGCTTACATACAGAAGAAGCTGCCCTGCGTTCAACGCAGGGTGATTTTTTCAGACTGCAGACAACCTGAAGCAGACACGCCCACAGCGCAACAGAAAAGCCCTTCTAACGGCTTGCACAGCAGAGACGGCAGGAATACCGCTTGAAAGCAGGAACGCCTTAGAGGGTCTTTTTTTGTTTGATTGCGGACAACCGCAAGCGAAAGGCAGTCTGCAATGCACGCCTTTCCTTGCATTTTGTGATTTGCTAAAGTCACCCTGCTTGCCAATGCGAACAGACCTGAAAAAATGTGAATCGCATTGAAAACGCTCTAACCACCGAAATATGGAGATTTAGCAGTCAAAACTTTCACTTTTCGTCAGATTCAATATGCGAACACGCGAAAATCTTGCGTTGACGGCATCTGTGGAATAGTGTATAATACATCTATGCCGTTTGTACGGCACAAAAAAATCTGCCCAGTGGTTGCAGCCGCTGAACAGATGGTATGGCGTTGCGAAGTTTCTACTTCACAACAAAAGTTGCATTCAGTATTGTAACGCATAGTTGATTGAAATGTCAACCCCATGTTGATGGAAACACTTAATATTTTTGGTGTTGCACATACTAACTATTTGGGGCGTAACATATAATGTAAACGTTACATTCTAACCCACCATCTGTATAAAGCGCTTGCAGGCATGAGGGCGAACGAAGGAGGTTCCCCGAAATGGCCGGAACGTTTGATTATGAGAAGTATCAGAAGACCTACCGAGAGAAGAACCCCGCAAAGGTGGAGAAGTGGCGCAACAATGCTGCTGCGAATCTTCTGCTGAAGCGTGGCTATTCTGTCATCGACCCGGACGGCAAACCATGCACCTTGAAAGAAGGTGCTACGGATGCCTGATGAAGCACAAAAGAGAACAGACCCGCGCATTCCTCTTGACCGTGAACGGCTGCAAGCAGAATTGCAGACTAATTCGCGCCTAATCACGGTGCATTGGAACGAACTGCGGCACAAGATGGACATTGATTGCTTCTCCAATTGGCAGGAAGAAAGCAGAGAGCATTGGCACGATGACAAATTCCTTGCAAAACTTTTAAGTGAATCTTTGCGCCCATACTACACAGGTGCTTCCGTCGCCAATATCGAAATGCTGCTGGAAATTATAGCAAAGTCCAGTCCAGTAATTCCGCCGTTAAGCGAAATCATACTTCCAAACAAGTCAGACGAACGCGAATGGGGCGGCGAACATGATTACATTGCCGACCTTTTCCCGCTGATGCACATAGACCCGACAGACACGCTTTCACAGACGTTGATTCGCAAATGGTTTTGGCAAGGTGCTTCACTACTGCAAAACAAACAGGGTGCGGCATTCGGGGCTGATGGCATGTTAGTGCTGCAAGGCGCTGCCGGAGTTGGCAAAACATCATTTTTCCGCTATGCTGCCATGAAAGCAGAATGGTTCGTGGAAGGCGGCAGACTGTCAGAGTATGACAAGGACTTTCAGCGGCGTTGCCTTACATCGTGGATTACTGAATTTGGTGAATTGGAACGCAGTGTTACCTCTCAAACCGCCAACACCTTCAAGGCGCTTGTTACAAACGCATTCGATGCCTACCGCCTGACCTACGACCGGCAGGACACCGAAGCACCGCGCCGGACAAATTTCGGCGCTACCTGCAATAGCACGGAGTTCATCCCAGACGATGGCGTTTCCCGTCGCTGCTGGACTGTTCCTGTCAAACAGCCAATGCAGCTTGACGCATTGAGCAAATTCCCTTGGGAAATGGTCTGGAAACAGGCATATGCCTACACACAGAAGGACATGCAAGGATTCCGCCTGACTGCGGATGAACGCAGACAACTTAACGAGAGGAACAGAAACTTTGCTGTCCAGTTACCAGCAGAACAGGAATGTCGGGACATTCTCGACCGTTTGACCGATGCTGATCGAGAAGCATTCTACACGACTGCAACAGATTTCAAGACTGCATACCCTGCGGAGCTTGGGCGATATTCTGCAAAACAGGTCAGCGCTGCATTACAAGTGTGCGGCATGGTATCCGTATTAAAACGGATTGACGGCGCATATCGGCGTTGGCTGCTTTTCCCAACAAAATAAAAAAGAGTCCCCCTATGATACAGGGGGGCTTTTTTGCGATTTACTACAATGCTGAAACGCTGAAACGCACTGAAACGATTGAAAATCTTCTCTGCGTTTCAGTGAATATCTTGATTTTACTGGATTTGAACCGTGTTGAAACGCTGAAACGATGTTTTTTTAAAAAAAAA